AGAGATTAGAACATTGACAAACTAAGAAATAAAAGAAGAGGGGCACAAGCCCCTCTAAACTTTTACACCATAATTTTTCCGGAACCAATCCACGGAATCATCAAATGGCAACCATCTATTTTTCAAAAAATCATCATATCCCTTATAATCAAACTGTGATCCGTTCCGAAACTCTTTGATCAAATTAAACCGCCTACAAAAAGCATTCCAGGTACTAACATCTTCTGTTTGTACTGTTCTGTAAAGCTGGTCAAAAGAAATGTTACTTGTAAAATATATGTGCGTGAAGCAGGCTTGTTTATTATTATATCTACACGGCAGTTCTAAAGGGTAAATATCCAGCCACTTAAGTAATATATTAATATCAAAATCGCAAGCGCGAAAATCATCAAACAAAATAACATCTTGCCCCTTATATCCATCCCAGGGGTTCCGGTTATCAGTCACGCGATACACTTTATCGTATCCACCATATAACTTATATACACCGGAAGTCTTGCCACTTCCTGGATCACCGAACCAGTATTCCACATGCATTTCACGAACTATATTCTTAAATTGTTCATACCGGAGTATTTCCCGGCACCGTTCGACCTTTTCCAACTGCATCATATAATTAGGATTGTCTTCCAGGATTTCATAATTACTTTTTCCGTCTTTGATCATATCATACAAGGCAACTAGATCATTCCGTTGTCCCTGGTGCTCATCCGGAACAATACCGGATTCTTCAAAAGTATTTTTAAGGTTCGTTTCTTCCTTGCTGGACCCCTTATATTTTCCCTCTTTGCGAATGTAATCCCTTGCTTGTTGCAATGTGCCCCGGAGCATATCAAGCTGTGATCCAGGGGGAAATTTTTTTTGCAAAGTACTAAACCGAAGTTGACCGCCACGATGAATAACAATGTGTGTATGTAAAGTATGCTTTTCGTTTCCAATCTCATCACACATAGCCCAGTAGTCAAGAGACCGAATAGAAGAAAGCACTTCTTTAATTTTTTCATGTGTAAAGCCTTTATCCAATGGATTATTGATAGTGATCATCCATTTCCGACAACTGGTATCTTTTTTGCTCTCCATGTGCTTCTCCATTTTGTTACAAAAGTTATATTGTAACAGCCATTTGTTACAAGTACTTGTAACAGTGCAAATTCAGTAAATACAATACTTACAAGAGTTTTGTTACACGTTACAAAAGTTGCCTAGGGGTAATACTAACCCTAGGCAACGCCCTTGACGGCAGGAACCCGGCACCGCGGGACCTTTGCGCCC